CGAGGGGAGATCGTAGCAGGTCGATCGCGGGATTTCAAGACCTGTTCGCGGCGTCTCGCGGTCGTCTGTGCTATGATTTCACATGGACTACGAGAACATCGCTGTCATCTGCCCAGGCTGTAACGAGAAGGTGTTCCTTCGCGACTACCAGCTCTCCATCCACCACTGCGACCACTGCGAGATCGAGGCGTCGATCGCGATGCAGGAGCAGCAGGACATCACGGAGGCGGAGGCCGAGGAGATGGCCTACTACTACGGAGAAGCCGAATGAAGTTCTACTACATGCCCGGCGACCTCGTCTATCCGACGGTGGTGACGATCGCTGGGGCCCGCGACATTGCCGTGCGCCGCATCGCCAAGGAGCTGAAGGCCCGCGGCTATCCTGACATTCTGACAGACCACGACGCGCCCGATGTGGTGCGCCTCACCAGAGAAGAAAACATCGCAGTCATCGAGATCGAGGAAACCTACCATGGGATGTGACAACCTCGACGCATGGGCCGCAGGGTTCATCGACGGGGAGGGCTACCTCGCAATCATCCAACGCAAGCCTGGCTTGTATCAGGGCAGGGTCGAGGTGGCTCAGACACGACGTGAGCCGCTGGAGCGCCTTCAGGTGTTGTTTGGTGGACGTATCGTCAAACTGAGGCCCAGAGAGGGCAGGCGTCCGACGTGGCGCTGGGACATGTCGGCCGGATCGGAAATTGCCGCCTGCCTGCGCAGAATACGGCCGTTCCTGATCGTCAAAGGCGACGAAGCTGATATCCTTTTAGAGTTCGCGGAGACAGTTGGTGTCCGCGGACTACACACCAACGAGGCGACGAAGCAGAATAGAGAGCGTCTTCGCCTCTCACTACTTGAGACAAGAGGTTAGACCTGTGGGATGTGACATCCACTTTTTCGCCGAGAGGCGCAACGAGGCCGGCGAGTGGGAGTATCTACCCGCGCCCGACGACGGCTACGACTACGACATCGCCCGCGCGGTCCGCGAGAAGCTCGGCACCGACAGCTACAAGCCGCCGCACCCATACCGGTTCGCGAGCGACGAGCGCAAGGTCGTCAACGGCTATGAGGTGTGGGACGGAGAGCCCTTCTACATGCGCGACTGGTTCGACGACCGCAACTACAAGCTCTTCGCGCTGCTGGCCGGCGTGCGCAACTACGATGGCGTGGAGCCCATCGCGGAGCCGCGAGGCTGGCCGGACGATCTCAGCCCCGAGCTGGAGGCCGAGCGCAAGCACATCGAGCACACGCCGTCCTGGTTCACCGTCGCCGAGCTTCAGGACTACTTCGCGCGGATGCACGAAAGCCTGACGCCCGCGCCCGGCATCGTCGACGGCGCCACCTACGAGCGTCTGCGCGACACAGGCGAGACCCCGGAGTCGTGGTGCAGCAGCATCGCCGGCAACGGCATTGTCATCGTCGAGCCAGATGTCTACGACGCCATCCCGGCGCACTGCATCGACCACTGCGGCGAAGGCTTCGGCGCGGCGTCCTACGTCAGCGGCCACTTCGTCGGCAGCGTCCACCCGATCGTCAAGGTCCACGTCCGCGTCAACTGGCAGGACGTGATGAGCGAATACACCAAGCGCTTCGAGGACTGCCTCGCGGAGCTGGCATCCTACGGCGAATGCCGCGTCCTCTTCTACTTCGACTCATGAGGGCCCGACTCGACTTCATCCACAACTCGCAGGACCCCACAGACACCGGCTACTGGGCGATCCGCGTCAAGCCGGTCTCCGGGCCCACCTTCGAGCTGCGGCTCCCTGACGACGATCGGGAGCGCCTGGACGCCGTCTGCACCGACTGGGCCAAGACCCTGCTGGACATGCTGAAAGACAAAATCAACTCGGGCCACTGACATGGGGTATCTTTTTCCATGCAGAACCCCCGCCCAAATGTCGTCACGGCTGCGGCAAGCGGCATACCCGCACGCTTCGCCGAGTTCGGTCTGACAAACCGGGAAGCGTTCATCGCCCTTGCCATCGTCCTGTCAGTCATCATCCGCCAGAGCCCCGCCGAGAACCATGCGGAACTGGTGGAGTATCAGAACCAACTACTGACCTACTTCTTGAGCGCCCAGGACAGTTCCGACATTCCGGATTTCTATCCGGAGGAGTGGGACGGGTGCGACGATTCATAGCCTTCCGACTGGAAGCCGCTGAGAGGGCCGAGAATCGCCCCCAGTGGCTCCCGCACACCGAGTGGTGTGAGACCCCTGATTGTATGCGCTGGCCACTGAGCCGCGACAGAGCCCTTGAGCTGATCGCCTGGGACCGAAAGCCAGGTGACCGCTACTGTATCCGACCCTGTATCGAAGACGAATGAAGAAACTCCTTCTCCTCCCCCTACTCCTGCTCGCCTCGTGCGGCATTCCCAAGATCATCTCCGTTGACCAAGGCCCGTTCGACATCGGCGAGGTCGTGGACGTCACCGTCTTCGGCGGCACCGAAGGCGAGGTCTGCACGCTCACCTACACCGACCTGGCGGGCAAGTCCCAGGAGCAGAACGGCACCTACGACGTGACCGGCGCCTGCGCGTTCATGGTCGAGATCCCGGCGTGGGAGTGCATCGTGTTCTCGGTCAACCCGGACAGCGAGACCGAGGACCAGTATCGCGACATCCGGCCGCCTGACCCGGACAAGTGATCTGGCTTGAGCGGCTTGCCGAGTGGCTGCCGCTGATCATCTACGTGGTCGACCGCCTGCTTTGCCTGGGCGTCGGCCTTTTGCTTGCCTACATAATACTATGGACGCTGACGGCTACCCCGACGAAGAGGAGCTGAAACGAATCCGCGAGTGGCCGCCCCAAGACGGCTACGTCACGCTGCTTGAGTATGTTCGCATACTATGGCGCTACCAGGACTACTTCACTCGCAGCAGCAACCGCTACTACCTCAGCACCGGCGGCTGGTCCGGCAACGAGAGCCTGGTTGAGGCCCTCGCCCAGAACATGGTGTTCTGGGCTATGTGCTGGCGCCTCTCGAAGCGCGGCGGGCATTACGAGTTCGAAGTGCCCAAAACCATCGTCCCCTGACACTGAGAAAATGAACAACGCCAGCATCCAAGAGATCCTCGACCTCTGCACGCCGGTCTGCATGAACCCGGACGCAGCAGACCGCATCAGGGCCGCGGCCGAGGCCGCCCAGACGCACATCGACAACCTGGTCACGCTGATCGGCGCCTACACGCTGCTCGGCGGGCCCGAGCTGACAGACCTGGCGACGACGTTCGCCGGGAAGGTGATCGCCAACAATGAAGATTAGGGTCCTGCACACGTGGTATGGCTGTGAGACCGGTTGATGCGGCCACATCGTCGAGGTCAACGACGAGGAACTATTCTCGACGTTCGAGTTCGACCACCCGCCTGGTCAGGCGGACAGCGAAGAATACAAAGAGTGGGCGATCAGCTTCGCCCAGGACGTGATCCGGGACCGCTACCCGGAGTGCTATGACACCGTCGACTGGGACACCGTCGACTTCCTCGAAGCTACCAACAAGTGCTGATGAACGTCCGCTGGCACCCGATCGACCGCGACACCTATGTCGCCGTCTACGAACAGTTCGGCAATGAGCTGGAAGTGTTCGCCACTCACACGTGCATGGATGGCTGCGAGTTTCACGCGGAGCCCAACGTCATGACGGAGTGGGGGTTTCCCGACGCCCCGTGCGCGCTCATCAAATCCCACATGCGGGGAGAGCGCGGGACCAGCGCCGAGAGGTGGTCCTATTTCATTGCCGAACCGCTACTCGACGACGCCGAGGATTGAGATCGCGTCGGCCTCTTCGGCCGTGGCGAACAGGTTCTTGTTGTTGACGGCAGTGCCGTCAGCCGCACGCCCACGTAGGGCGAACGGGCCCAGCTCGACGAAGTGCTCGGCCGGGACGGTCACGAGGACCTCCTTGCCGTTGTAGGTGAGCTTGCACCACTTCGCCGCGGACGCGGAGTTGAAGATCTGAAGGCGGACGGACTCTTCGTCCTGCTGCCGCAGCTCGTGGAGGTTGGTGCCGGAGGCGCTGATTTCCAGCGGCCGGCCTGCGATTGACTTGTTGAGGATTTGGCTTTTCATGGCTTAGTCAGGGGTGAGGTCGTCGACGGACTCCATCTTGGAGGCCTTGAACGTGAGGTCGGTGTAGGACGCACTGCCTTGCGTCGGGTTGGAACGGTAGCGCCGCCACTTGGCCACGCCGCTGCCGCTGGACAGCTTGGCGAGAAGGTGCTGGTAGGTCGGCTCTGTGGCCCAGCCGGTGTGGGTCGTGCCGCTGTCCATGGTCACCTTGATGTAGCGAACGCTGCCGGTGATCTGCTCGGACTGCTCTCCGTCAACCTCGAAGGACTCGATGCCGCCTTCGAACTCGTGCGTGTCGACCGTGAAGCCGTCGTCGAGATCCTGCTCGTCAGGGTCCGGAGCGTAGGAGGAGGTGCAGGTGTCAGTGGTCTCTTCGTCGTAGACCGCGATGCAATTGTAGGAAATACTCATGCGCGTATCCTACCAACCTGGTCAGAGGATTTCAACCAACATCTTCAAGACCATGAGGGCGAGCGCGCCGCCCACGGTGCGCAGGAACCACTTCTGGCGCTCCGCGCCCTGCTCCAGCCGGTCGAGGCGGACGTTGTGCCCGGGCCTACCATTTCCGTCACCGAACAGGACTCTGGCGAACTTCTCGTGAGCTTCCTTCGCGGACTCCATGTGCTCGCCGACCTTCTCGGTGAGCGTCTCCAGCAGGAGGAGCATGCGGTCTTGCTTGCGTTCGACTTCGGCGAGGCGGGATTCGGTCTGTTCGGTCATGACTGGAAGATTCCGTAGGCCACCGCGGTGGCGGAGGGGTTCTGAAGTTCGACGAAGTTGGCGCTGCCCTCTGCGGCGTCGTGGCGCAACTCGATGTTGTCCGAGATGGAGACGCCAGGGATGGTCCCCGACGTGCCGGCGCCCGCGGCGATGCAGACGTTCCAGCCGCCACCGTTGATCTGGTAGGAGACGGACGTCGCGGCATAGCCCGCGCCGATGTTCACTGTGTAGGTGCCGTTCGCGGCCGCTGCGTAGGCCGTGGGCAGCGCGTTCGACCAGGTTGCCTTGCCCATCGCGACCTGCCCGGTGAGGGTGGACGTGGGCGTGACCAGGTGCTCGGTCTCGTAGAGCGACTGGTGGTTCGGGTAGGAGCTGTAGGCGGTGTGCCTCGACCGGATGCGGAACTGTAGCGGCTGGACCGACCCATTTGGGCTCCCGTTGAGGATCTCCAGGCGCGTGAAGATCGACGCGATCCCGGTGACGTCCGACGCCCAGGTCTTGGTGGCGACGACGTCCGATGCGCTGTATGGCGTGTGGCGGATCTCCACTTCGTAGTCGGTCGAGAGCAGCGACGTCTGGTCGGACGTCAGGTTCACGACTTCGTCGGAGGCCAAGTAGTTGCGGCGCAGCCAGTCGACGTCGACCCCGTAGCCGTTGAGCCCAGAGCCGTCACCTTCCAGATCAGGCGTGCCGTAGTTCGTCGAGGATCCGTTGTAGCGGATGCAGGACGGCGGGTAGGGCCTCGGAGCCCGGGTGTCCATGGTGAGCTGTAGGGCCGTGGCAGAGCCCTCTGCGAGCGTGCTGTTGAAGGACTGCGGCAGGAACTTCAGGTCCACGACGTCCGTGAGCGGGAAGACCGTGTCGAGCAGCGATGCGCCGTTCAGAATGTAGACCTTGTCGCCCAGGGAGTGGGTGGCCTGCACCGTGTCCATGGCGCCGCGGTAGACGTTCTGGAGGTCCACGTCGCTGCCGTTCGCTGCGGCGAGCTGGACCAGCATGAGTTCGTCGTTGATCTTGACGACGGTGGTCAGGTTCTCGCCGAGACCGCTGGCGCTTTCCGTGGGGATGGCAGCCAGGATCTCGGCCTGAGTAGACGCGTCTGGTTCGATCGTGATCGTTGCCTGCGGGACCGTGGACGAGTAGCTCAGGTTGGCCTTGAGCTTGCCCATCTCCATGAACGCTGTCACCTTGCCCGCGTCGGCGTAGGCGCCGGCAGGCACAGTCGGGTGGTGCCGCTCCCTCATGACGATCTGCGTCTCTGCGCCCTGACGCTTCGCGGCTGCGATGATGCGCGACGTGACGTCGCTGCCCCACCCAGGGACGTTGGTCTGGACGATGCCGCTCATGATGCCGCCGTTCCAGTCCGGGTGCCGCACCAACATGGCGCGCGGGATCTCGAATGCGATGCGCTCGTCAGTCGGGTAGTCGATGACGGTCCCGACCGGCGGAATCCACTCACTTGACGGTGGGTCTCCGAACGACGGGCCGAGGAACTGGAAGATGTCCTGGACCGCGGTGATTGTGATCTTGTTGTCGGTCAGCACTCCGAAGTCGATCGCGATGATGCGCATCGGCACCTCATCGATCGACAGCTCGGTGTTCGACCATTTGAAGACGTCGCCCGGCTGTAGGTCCCAGAACTCGCGATTGACGGTGAACGTCGCACGGGACAGCGGGTAGGCGTTGGTGCGTAGCGAGCGCCAGACGAGCGTGGAGGCCAGAGAGGAGAGCTTGCAGCCCGGGTAGGAGATCGTGCCGGACACGATGCGCCCAGTGTTGATCGAGCCGGCGCCCTGCATGATGATATTCGCCTCGTCCTGGGCAACCGCGTAGGACTCCTTGTAGTTGTCCTCGCGCTTGTTGAACTTGACGACGAGCTGGTTGGTTGTGTCCTCCCACGTCGACCGTGCGTAGTCGGAGAACTCGCAGTTGGTCTCGTCGAGTGCCGGCAGGGTCGCGACCGTGTAGTCCGCCCGAGCCAGCTTGATCTGCCACTTGCCTGTGGTCTGGCTCAGGAACAGCACGCCGTCGATCTGGCGCTCGACCTCTTCGATCATCTGCGAGGCCGGGATCTGCTTGTCCAGGACCATCGCGAAACCGTTGACCTCGGTGAGCATGGTGTCGGCAGCGGACAGGAACGAGGATCCTGGGCCGGTGTCGATCTCGCCCGGCAGGAAGCCCAGGCCCCAGTCGCGGTCGGTCAGTATCTCGTAGAGGACGTTGATCGGGTTGCAGTCCTTGCCGGTGCTGGCCGGGACCTTGTGCTCGCCGGCCGCCTGGCCGGTGAAGACTGCCGGGAAGCGCTGAAGCTCGATGCTGACCGGGTCGACGGCCGTGCTGTTGCCGATGTAGGCTCCGCCGTCGTCCGTGGTCGGCGCGGCGCTGGTCATCTCGCGCATGACGAGGTGGCACGTGCCGCCGTAGTTCGGGATGTCGACCATCGGCGCGACGAGCTGCCTGGCGGTGTTGTCCAGGTAGTCGTTCTGCGGCTGCCCGTAGGCGCCGCCGTAGAAGTCGCATGTCGCCGTCACGCCGCCTTTCGTCGGGAAGTGCAGCTCGGGCTCGTTGATGTCGAAGCGGTCTCCGCCGGCGATCACGCCGGACACGTCGCTGTCGTAGACCAGCCACTTCTGCTCGCGGCCCAACCACATGCGGGTCAGCTCCACGTCGGGCCCGCAGCACAGGCCGAACTGGACGCCCATTGTGTATTGGTAGCCGCTGATGAACTCTTCCTTGGAGAACCACCCGGTCCGGACGGACTCGTGGATCGGCAGCGCCTGAATGTCGCCATACCAAACCACGTTCGGCGAGGACAATAGGTTGCGCCCCCAGATGATTGGGATCGGCCGGCCCTCGGTGGCGGTCACGAACTGGAAGTCGCCATTTCCGGCGGGGCGCGCATCCTCGAACTCCGGCTTCGGCCGCAGGATCTCCTGGGCTATCAGCACGATGATCAGGATGACGATCATCGCGACGAAGCCCTCGGCCTTGGCGACGCCAGGCTCCGGCACAGGCTCAGGCAGGTAGGTGGCTGCCCACGCAAGCAGTAGGCCGACTGGCCACTTCTGCCACCAGGGCTGCGAGCGGAGCAATAACCAGTCGTGCTTGTGCATCAGATGCCTGCGGTGAAGGGGTTGCGGTTGGGGACGAACGCGAACCCGCCGAAGCGGGCCTCGTTGGAGAAGGTCACGGCGCAGTCGCTCGTCAGCACCCGGTTGCAGCCAGCGTAGACCGTCACGGTCGTGCTGGTGGGGTCGTTCTCGAACGGCAGCAGCACGGTCACGTCGTCACCCGACTGGGCGAGGATCTGTCGCTTCTCGATCCCGGTCGAGTTTTCCATGTAGCCGCCGACCGCGTCAAGCCCGCTGGCCGACAGGCCGGAGATGGTCATCACATTGTCAACAACCGCGGTCACGGCGCCAAGGTGCTTGTGGCTGGCCTGGTTCACCCCACAGGCCGTGCTGTAGAGGAGGTGGTTGCACATACCCATGTAGGTGCGGCGCGGTATGGCGCGATTTGAGGACGCCTCAAGCGACTGGCAGTTCAGCTCCGTGAACTGTCCGTTCGCCGGGAATGTGGCGGACTTGACAGTGCCGCTGTAGATCAGGGCGGCCGTGCCTGTTCCGTCTTCGCGCTGGAACCGGAAGATGCTCACGGTGGCGCGCTCGCCTGGCGGAGGGCCCACGTAGCGCTGGGCGAGGGACGAGGTGGCCGCGATTTTGATCGACATGACCTTCGCTCGTTCCTGCTTGCCCAACACAACTGGGCCGCGCGAGATCTCGACCGGCTGGTAGTCGTCGCCGTTGTATGTGATCTCGTCCTCCGCAGACGTGAAGTAGAACTCCTGGGTGCCCATCACGAAGCGATACAGCTCGTAGGGCCGACCTTCTTCTACAGAGGATTCGTATGAGTCGTATGACATGGGACCAGTTTAGGGGATCTGTCAGTCGAAAACAACCTTGACGGGAGCTTTCAGCTTGGCTTTTCCGTCGCGGTCGTAGACAAAGCGGAATTCGTCGGTGTCAAACCTGACCTTCTCGTAAAACATGACGCTCTCGACCTCCGCCACGGTCCGGTTGGCCGGCCAGGAGGTGTCGACCGTCAGGCGCTCCAGGGTGGAGTCCGACGGGTGGTCGGCGGAGGACTGGACCTCGCGCTCCAGGGACGTGCCGTCCGTGAAGGTGATGCGGAACGTCTTCTTGGACTCCCGGCTCTGGATGAACCGAGTGTAGCCGATGTGCTCTATGTCGAAGTTCGTGGAGCCGATCGCCAGGTCGTCGCCCACGGTGAGGTCGTCAGTGAACGTGGGCAGCCAGAAGCTGACCTGCTTGCCGTGGACGGCGCGCAGCAGTGCCTTGACCTGCCCGATGGCCTCGCGGGACGTCATGAAGAAGCCCTTGCTGGAACGCCGCTTGTCCTTCTCCCACGCGCTGCTCTGCGTCACCTTGCCGGTGGCGTTGTCCAGCACCACTATGTCGCGCTCCAGGAGCGTCGTCATGCGCAGGCCCTGGATGTTGCAGTCGTCGAGCAGGATCTTGCTGTCGTAGGTGTTGGAATTCCACGCAGTCGTGCTGCCCGCCGGGGTGCCGGTGTCGTTGTCCGTGGACTCGAAGTTGATGATGAACGTCTCCAGCCCACCATACTTCGTCTGGCGCGTCGTCACCTGGCCCTTGATCCGGCATGTGCGGACCGGGGCCAGTTGCGTGCCCTTGGGGAACGCGTGCGTCGTGACGCCGGAGATCGTGATCAGGGTGTCTGTGGCAGCCGAGATCTCCACAATGTCGTAGGTGAAGTAGTCGGTGTAGGCCAGCGCCAGCCCGCCCACGCGGAAGTCGGCGTCGTCGCCGCCGGTGATCTGGAACTGGTTGGCGCCGAGCGCCGCGTCGGCAGTAGTCCGCACCTGGAGGTGCCGCAGCGGCAGGCCGAACGTCTGGTTGTGCCACTCGAAGAGGATGGCCTGCATCTGCTGGCGCTCCAGCCCGTCCAGCTCGAAGCGGCAGTGGAACGTCTCGCGTGCCTGCTTGCGAACCGCGATGCGCTGCTCCCTGCCGTCGCTGCCCGGGATGATGTCCGTCAGGAAGCTCATGGTCTCAGCGAACGGCAGCGAGTAGTTCGGCAGGATCATCGCCACGCGCGCACCGGAGACGGTGAACGCCGTGGTCTGGACGTCGAAGCCGAACGTGATCGGCCCGTCGAAGCGAGTCAGCCCATCCTGGGCCGCAGTCACCGACCGCAGGACCGGCGTGCCGAGCCCGGTGGTCAGGTTGAAGTTGTAGGTCGACGTCGAGTCGAGCATGGACGTCAGCGGGCCCACGG